GCGATAGATGTATTCCATGATGATCGTGAACTAGAGTTTATACAATTTAAACGCTGGTTAGAGTCATTATATGTAAATACAGTATTACAACTAGATTATAAAAGTTGTGAGATGATCGCAGATGATTTGTATACACAGATCGCTGCAAAGTATCCCAATCGTGATGTTTGGATAGAAGTATCCGAAGATGGCGAAAATGGGTGTTATGTTGAGTATAATAATACTCGTCCTTTACAATCTGTCACTATATAAGGAGATTTATTGTGGCAAATCCAATTTGGGTAAACAAATATCTACGTATGACCCCCGACGTAAGACAAATTTTCAACGACTTAGACGCATGGTGTAACTACTGTCGTTTCCGTATGATCAAGTATGACGAGGCTGATTTATATCGTTCACCAGAATACAAAGAATGGATGGAACGCCGTAAAAAACGTCAACAATGGCAAGCCCGTAATGGCAATATCCAAAGACGAGGATAATAAAACCCTATGTTCGGCATTTTGGCGGCACGCTAACGTCAGAGGCGATAATACGGTTTTTCCTTGCTGTCGATATAAACAATCTGTAGCAACTTTTACTGGTAATGTATCTGAAATCTTAACTTCTTCTGTATATGATAAATTAAGGCAGGACAGTGCTTCTGGGGTTATTAATCCTAATTGTGAAAAATGTTATCACGAAGAAAGCATCGGATCAACTAGTCTGAGACAATTTTTTAATAACAAATATGTTACTACAAAAGTTGAACTAGAATTCTTAGAAATAGGGTTTGATAATATCTGTAATTTGACCTGTGACGGATGTAACGGTGAATTTAGTCTAGCCTGGGCAGATATTGAACAGCCCGATACGACTGCTAAATTAAAAATACGTTCAATTGATCCCATAACGTCTTTACCTGCATCTATTAAAAAAATACTATTTCTGGGTGGAGAACCATTGATGACCAGTCGACATAAAGATTTATTAAACCTGATCGTTGATAAATCTTGCGTCAATGTGGTGTATAATACCAACGGAACCTTTTTATTAAATCAACAAACTATCAATCTATTACATCAATTTCAATCTGTGGAATTTGTATTAAGTGTTGATGGGTATGGGAAACTGAATGAGCAAGTTAGAAGTGGTAGTAAATGGGAAGATATATTAAAATTTATTGAACAAATTAAATCTTTAGGGTTTGATTTGTTAATACATACAGTCATACATATAAACACTTGGCGTGGGTTAAAAGATATGTTTGATTTTGTGCAGGAAAATCATCTACATTGGCGAGTAAATGTATTGACTTATCCCAAAAAATTAGATATAATAAACTTAAACCCTGACGAAAGAGAAGAATTTATCGATATACTTAACAACATTACAATTCCAAATAACGAAGATCAATTGTATGATGTTAGTTCTATTATTAATCATTTTCAAAAAACAATATGACTATATTTTTAGTGGATTTAGAAGCGGTTGAAACACGCTACACAGCACAGTGGAAAAGTCACGTGCCTAACTTATTAACGGAGGCAGGACATGCTGTTACAGTTATCCAAGGACCTACCGACATACCTAACGCTACTACTCCTGGCGCTTTTCTTAACTTTGGTGGCACAAACATTTATAAAGCCCGACAAGTGGAAGAAATTGCCAGATTGTTTACGAGCGGCAAAGTTGTTGATGGCGATCACTTTCTTTTTACTGATGCTTGGCACCCTGGTATTATTAACCTTAAGTATATGGCAGAACTGCTTGGTATAAAGGTTAAAATACACGCACTTTGGCATGCTGGTAGTTATGACCCACAAGACTTCTTGGGGCGTCTTATCGGTGATGCTGATTGGGTCCGACATAGTGAAAAAGCATTCTTTCATGCTATAGATTACAATTACTTTGCTACAGACTTCCATATACACATGTTCTGTTTTAATTTATTCAAATGTCCTCGTTGGATGTTTGAAAATAAGATCGTGCGCACAGGTTGGCCAATGGAATATATGGAAGACACTTTAGAATTCTTTAAACAGATACCTAAACGTGATCTAATTTTATTTCCACATCGTCTAGCACCAGAGAAACAAGTAGAAATATTCCGTGATCTTGCGGTGTCAATGCCTGAATACGAATGGATCGTCTGTCAAGATCAACAGTTAAACAAACTACAGTATCATGGCTTATTGGGCACAGCTAAGATGATATTCAGCGCCAATTTACAAGAGACGTTAGGTATTAGCTGTTACGAAGGAGCACTAGTTAACGCTATGCCTTTTGTACCAGATAGACTAAGTTATAGTGAAATGTATAATGATAGGTTTAAATATCCTAGCGAAATGACAGAATCGTGGGACAGTTATCAAAAACATAAACCAATGTTAATGGCGTTGATTAGAGTAAATATGGAAATTTATCAACAGAATATTCCGCATATACAAGAACAAGCTGATGCATTAACAGCTAATTTCTTTAGTGCGACCGCACTATTAGAAAATATTAAATAATGGGCTTTGAAAAGATAGCAGAATTTGAATCTGCGCTAGCCAAGTTCACAGGTGCACCATACGCAGTCATGACTGACTGTTGCACCCATGCTATTGAACTATGCCTACGCTATGATAATATCCAACGTGTGACATTTCCAGCACATACCTATCTCAGTATACCAATGACCATGCACAAGTTAGATATCATATATAATTATACTGATAAACTTTGGCTTGGCGAATACCAATTCATAGGTACACGCATTTGGGATAGTGCCAGATTACTTAAAGAAGATATGTATCGATCCGGGCAACTACAATGTCTAAGTTTTGGGTATGATAAGCCACTATCAATTGGACGTGGTGGGGCCATTCTATTAGATGATCTCAATGCTTACAATGTCATGATTCGGCAACGCTATGACGGTCGCGACTTAAATACTCAGCCATGGGAAGATCAGCAGGTATTTGAAATTGGATACCATTACAAACCCACTATAGAAGAAGCAGAACGTGGACTAGATCTGTTAGCTACTGTTGATCAAGAACCCAAATATAAAGAATATCCTGATCTAAGGGACGTAATTATTAAAGGATCACAATGAAAGTTTTTATCACAGGTGCTAGTGGATTCATTGGATCTCACTTTGTTAAAGTTTTAGAAAATAATCATACTGTTTATGCTATGCAGTCTGATCTATTAGAGTTCACTAAAGTCACGCAGGAATTGCTAGATTTTGATCCTGATGTTATCGTCCACTTTGGTGCTCGATCAGAAGTAGAGCAGAGTTTTTATGAGCAGATCACATTTAGTCAAATTAATTATGTTGGTACTGTTAATCTAATAGAATCAGCTTGTAAATTAAAAAACTTGAAGAACTTTGTGTTTGCTAGCACCATGGAAGTCTATGGGTGGCAACCTATCAGTGATGTAATTAAAGAACAAGGATACCTCAATGACATTCCAAAGTTTGATGAGTCTACCCAACCAAATCCCAATGCTCCGTATGCCGTGGCAAAATTAGCCTGTGAAAAATATCTAGAATATGCACACAGAAGCCTAGGATTACCGTTCACAGCTATACGTCAAACTAATACCTATGGTCGCAAGTCGAACGATTTCTTTGTGGTAGAACAGATCATAACACAGATGTTAAAAAATCCTGATCAAATTAAACTAGGATACGATACTCCTTATAGAAACTTCTTATATATAGATGATTTGTTAAATTTATGGTCTACTATTATTGAAAACCCAGACAAAGTCAACAACGGTCATATCTTTACCATTGGTCCAAACAACCCAATACAGATCAAAGCACTGGCAGATAAAATTGCTAAAAAATTAAATTGGACTGGCGAAATACAGTGGAATGCTAAACCAGTTAGGCCCGGAGAGATCTATTTACTCAACAGTGGGCACGATCTAGTAACTAAAATTACCGGATGGAAACCAATGGTAAATCTAGACGATGGTCTAGATAGAACTATTGCTCATTGGCGATCAGAACTACACAAATAATGATACGTTTTTTTAAAAATATAGATGATTTTTGGTCCAACGAATTATACACTTATCAGTTTCCAACTAGTGTCAGCACCGGACAAAATACAGAATTCCACAAAAATTATCACGATGGCAAAAACAATCTTTTACAGGGATTCGATGACGAGATACCTTCACGTGAAGAATTCTTTAAATCCTTAGATTTAACTGAAGGTGCTATTTCTTGGACCTGTATCGTTCCCGGCAACACTATCCCAATTCATCAAGATAAATTTTTTAAACTAAGAGAAAAATATAATGTTGAAATATCAACATGTCTGAGGTATCTAGTATTTTTAGAAGATTGGGTATTAGGACACTATGTAGAGTTTGAAGAGTGTATCATCACCAAGTGGCGTAAAGGTGATGTTTGGGTATTCAACTATGAATCTCGACACTGTGCCGCTAACGCCAGCCATAAGAATTTTTATACATGTCAGATTAACGTGGTAGATAACGATGCTAACTAGTTTACAAACCCACTGGGATAATAAAACTGTCAATTATGATTTGGAAAAATATAATTGGCCTGCTTGGGCGTTGTCTATTATACAAGAAGTAGCTCCGCAGGTTAAAGAACTTGAAACCATGCATGAAGTACTAACGCCTAGCGAGATAGTCAAGGTTGCCCAACACGTGCAAAATGCCTGTAGCAGAATTGATTTCATGCGACGATTTGATGAGTTTGCCGCTGGTATAGTACCGCAAAGGATCAACAATAAACGCTACCTGATACAACGTCAAGGCACTCTACGTGTTGTAATACCAAATCAATCCAGTGTTGGTCGTAGACTACAGTTCCATCAGGGCATTTTTGTTGGTAATGGTAGAGGATGTCGTACCATATGGACTCCGTTTACCAAAGCAGAAAAGACCAACACCATGTGGATCATGGATCTGGATATAAGCCAAGAGATTACAAAACAAGTTATAGCAGAACAATGGACATTACAAAAATTTGAAGATGAATGTTTAAAACATGCATGGCCTGTCACATTGCAACCAGGACAAAGTCATTTGTTTTTTCAAGAACACCTACACGGTAATGTAAACAACGAAGAAAACTACACTCGTGTTAGCATGGACATGCGCATTCTAATCGAAGGTGAAGAATGGGGTCGTAGACAGCCGGGTGGATTCATGCGCCTACCTGGAGATTATGAAGTTGCTAGTCCACAAGACTATACTGGTAGATCATTTATTACCTATGCAGGGTGGAACAGTGTATTCAGTAAAAATATACCCTTACCAATGCAACGTGCGATCATTGAACCGTATTGTATTAAAAATAAAATTAACTATAATAGCTACGAGTTTGAAAACGAACATTTAGATTGGTGTCCTGCATTAGAGCACTATATTAAAGAACGCCCAGACGGTATTGTTATGTGTAGTATGTATTCATTACCCGATAACCCTACACGTAGAACCGAATTATTAGAACTAGCAGTTGATCTAGGAGTAGAGTTACATTTTGCTAATGAATTATGTGCTTTAAAATCTAAAGATGATTTAGAAAAGATTGAAACTTATCTAAACTTTGCAGTTCCTAAAAAAGGTGCATACGTTTGGGAATAATATGACAGATCAGATTAAAGGATATCATATATCGCTTGATCCGTTATTTGAAATTGATCCGATATTCCACGAAAAAATTATTGATAAATGGGTATCAGAAATACCGTATGACCCCAATGAGACTACCTTACTATTAAGTCTGTGGCATGAATATTTCTCTGAGATTATTCCAATATTTAATTATATAAAACGTTTCAACTTTAAAAAAATCTATGTAACACGTGATATTTTGCAATTTAAATTCTTAGAATTTTTAAATCACGATCCGACCTTTACCGTTGTTCCTATTAATTTTTTTGCTATTTTCGTAAACAATAGATCTATATTAAATCACCCCTGGAATCCAACATTGGATCGAGCATTATTATTAACAGGCAAGCTAGCTAAAGATTCTCGTATCGGAGTTCTAAAAAAATTATATGATAAAAAATTATTAAATGAAAAGGTTCTTTGGACTGTTCCAAATTTTAATAAACAAAAATCGTCGATCGTTGATTATTTTTCTCAATTGGTGCCGTCAGATATTGAAAAATTTTTAGTTTATTGTAATGATCATGCAGAACCCTCTGAGG